AAAATTAAAAAAAGAAAAAAAAGAAAAAATATAATTCTATAACAGAAGTAAAAAGCGACGATTCTAAAGTGCTTAAATTAAATAATATGAGGGATAATACAGAACTAAGATCGTGGAATATCGAAGGCGTTGAACAACGTGAAGATGAAAATGGTCAACTACATTTTAGTGGCTATGCATCTGTCTTTGAATATCCTTATGCAGTTAATGATTTAAGAGGATCATATAACGAGATTGTTACTAGGGGTGCGTTTACAAAAACTCTTCAAGAAAGAGATGACGTTAAATTATTAGTAAATCATGAGGGTATCCCAATGGCACGAACTAAGTCCGGGACATTAGAACTAAGAGAAGATGAGAAGGGATTACGTGTGGATGCAACTTTAGATCCAACTAATCCAACAGTAGCGGAAGTGGCATCAGCTATGAGTAGGAGTGATCTTACTGAGATGTCATTCGCTTTCCAAGCAATTAAAGACGACTTCAATGAAGCAGGGGATGAAAGAACTATCCGCGAAGCTAAATTATACGATGTCTCAATTGTTACTTCTCCTGCTTCTCCCGCAACTTCTGCATCTCTATCAATGATTAGAGGTGTCGATATCCCGGCATTAGAAAAAGCGTTAGTCGAAGCTCGAAATGATGATCCAGTCGATTCTGAAGTTTTGTTAACAATTATTGATCAGTTGCATGATCTACTACCTAAATCAAAAGGAGCATCCTTAGATTTAGCAAAAAGAAAATTGCAAATGATTGATATTCATTCTAGTTAAGCCGTTACAGATAGCCGCTAAAAGCACTCTCTGTCACACCTAACGAATAATTAATATATAAAAAGAAAGCAAGAGGTATAACAGAGATGTTAGAAAAATTAATTGCAGAGCGTGATGAACAAAGGGCAAAGCTCGATGGATTGCTTGAGAAGGTGGAAACAGAGGACAGAACTGAACTTAGCGATGAAGAGAACGCAGAATTTCAAACACGAACTGAAACAATAAAACAGCTTGACGAGAGAGTAAAAGAACTCAAAGAACTCAATGAAAGAGATGAGGCTATTGAAGAATCTCGTGAAGCTCTAAACATTAAAGAGGACGCTGTTGCACCTGTCGTTACAGAAATGAATGAAGCTGGAGTTTATGATAATCCAAAGAGATCATTCCTGACTGACGCATATAATGCGGAATTTAATAACGATATAGAGGCAAGAGAAAGAATCCAATACTCACAAAGACAAGAAAATGAAACAAGAGACGTTTCGACTTCTAACTTTGCAGGATTGGTAATTCCTCAATATTTAGTCGACCAAACAGCAGAAAATTTGAAAGCAGGAAGTCCATTTTATAATGCACTCCCTAAATTCCAGTTACCTGATGATGGTATGACAATGCACATAAGCAGAGTAACAACTGGAACAGCGGTTGGTGCACAATCATCTGAAAATGCGGCAGTATCAGAAACTGATATTGACGACACAGATTACACCTTCCCTGTTTGTACTTATGCAGGTGCACAAGATGTATCAAAACAAGCTATTGATCGTGGAACAGGCACAGAGGATGTTTTAATGGCAGACCTTATGGGTGCTTATTACACAGCAGTTGATAATGCATTAATCAATGGCGATGAAAGTTCTGGAACATTAAAAGGACTTAAAAATATAAGTTCTATTACATCAACAACATGGACAGATGCAAGTCCTACTGCGGCTGAATGTGTGTCAAAGTTCGCTAAATTAATCAGCGACTTTACAACAAACAGATACGCTAGTCCTGATGTAATTATTATGCATCCAAGAAGATGGGCTTACTTAGTAGGTGGCTTAGATGGAGATTCAAGACCATTTGTGCTTCCACAGGGTAATAACCCATCAAACGCAGTTGGTATTGGAGCTATTGGTTATGCGGCTGTGGGCACCTTATTTGGTATCCCAGTTATAACTGATGCAAACATACAAACTGATGCAGGATCTGGTAACAATGAAGATAACGCATTTGCTGTTAAAACTTCTGACCTTCCATTCTTTGAAAGTGCAAGTGCACCTTTCAGATTGAGGTTTGAAGCTACAGCACCTAAGTCCCTTCAAATTACAGTAGTTGTATTTAACTATGTAGCTTTTGGCGCGGGTAAACAACCTAAGTCAATCGGAATGTTGAGTGGCTCAGGCATGGCAGGTGTTCTTTAATACCTAATTTTTTATGTGCAGTGGTTTTAATAATCACTGCACATAATTTAGAAAGAGGAAAGAAATGGCAAAAGAGAAAAATTTAAGTTTAATAGCTGGATTAGAAAGTGAACTAAACGCGGCAATCCAACATGGTCGACCTAAAAAATATATCGATGATATTAGAAAAGCATTAAAAGATGCAGGTGGTAAAGTCCCGGTGGAGACTGCCGATAAAAAGACAGCTAAAGAGACTACATCTAAAAAAACTAAATAAAGGTTTTTAAATGGCTGACTATATAACGTCTAATAATTTTAAGACTTTTAATAACATACCGACATCTGATACACAAGATGATACTGCTATTGGTGTTGCTATAACTACTGCGAGCAGAGCGGTCGAAGCATTTTGTGGACGTACTTTTGAAGATTCAGGATCAGCTACAGCACGTGTATATAAACCCAATCAATTGAATAGGATGATTGTTGATGATTTCAATACAACAACTGGTTTAGTAATTAAATTCGACACTGGGGACAATGGCACTTATGATAAAACAGTTTCAAGTGATGATTACGAAGTTCTGCCTTATAATAGCATTTCAAGTGGGATATCAGG